GGGAGTCGGCCCATTCGAGGCGGGCGTCTTTTGCGCTGACGAACTCCAGTCGGGCGATGCGGCGGCCGTGTCCCGGCAGGCGGTATCCGCGTTCGAGGGGATGGATGGCGAAGAACCCGCCAGTATGGAGATAGTCCGTCGCGGCCTGGTCGATGAAACGATCGTAGTCCCAGGATCGGAGCCATGCGGAGATGTTCGGATCATCGACCCAGCGGCGTGTGATCTTGCCGCCGTCGAAGGCGTTTTCGTAGAGAAATGCTCCCTGCCCGGTCAGCAGGTTCTGTTTGCGGTGGAGTACCCCCGGAGCGAGGTTGTTGCGGGCCATGATGTCACGGATCATCACGGGAAAATCGTTGTTGATGCCGTAGGGGACGATCTTGTAACCACGCACGGTCTGATAGGTTTGCTCCCAGTTGCCTCCGCCGTCGGCCGCCATGTCGAAGATGTAGCTGTCGAGACTGCTTCGGGGGCTGGTCGAGAGCGATATGGCCTGACCTCCGAAGTCGAGGATAACGGCCGAATCGGAGAGATGTCGGATTTTCGGTTTCTTGCCGGTTGTTTGTTTCTTCATTGTAAAACTACTTTCTGTCCGTTGAAGATCATCAGGAGCGGCCGGTAAAACCGGCGGGCTTCTCCGGTGTCGAGGTCCACGTACTCCTCGAGCAGTTCGGCGAAGCGGTTCCCGTCGGCATGGGGCCGCGGGCGGAGTCGGGCATGCCGCACATCCACGATCCCGCGGCTATCCTGTGTCGATGTGGAACACGACATGAAGGAAAAGGAGAACGGCTCCTGGCGATCCGAGAGTTCCCGCATCTGTTTGATGGCTGCATACAGATCCATGACGCAAAAATACCTGCTGTTTGGTGGGATGAAAGGACAAAAGACAAGGTCACAATTTGTGATATTGGATTAGGTGTTGTCTGTAGATTTCACTATCTTTGCCCTTACATAGAGGTTGAGATCCATCGGAGGAAACGATGAATTTCTCCTGTTTCGGGGAGTTTGGGTGCGTCAAACTCCCTCTTTTTATGCGTTTATGGGAGAGAAACGGGGCGATTCCCGTTTGAAAAAAGGCGGTTTTTGCATGGTTTTTCAGAGTTGATTCGGCGTAATACGCTGGGAATTAACCGAATAGGACCGAATGCTCGAAAAAACGGTTGTTTTGTGTGCGAGTTGAGCCCGAGCCGCTCTCTCCTCCTTGTGCAATTGCACGCCTCCCGGGAAGGTGAAATATGATACTTCGTCCCGGATGGAACAGGTACGAAAAAGCCCCGCGGGGAGCGGGGCCGGTGCATAGAGGGCGGAATCGTGTTCGGGGATCAGCAGGCCGGGGCGTCGGCTTCGTGCTGCCCGTCGAATAGTTCGTCGGCCATGCGGTAGGCGACCAGTTTTGTGAAACCGAGTCTGGTGTTGGTCAGGTCTTTTTGGGAAATAATGCAAAAACGCCCCGAAAAAATCGGGGCGGGCGTTTCAGATCTGTTTAGTGTCAAATAAAGCAATACTATGAAACGCTTATCTTCATCAACTTTTTAGCGATGTCTTTGAGTGCGAAGTTTAGAGTTTGCTTTTCTTCGTCAGTAAATTTTGCAGGTTTGCCATTGACAATATTCCCGTTTACGCGCTGGTAGAGCCACTCTTTGGTTTTGCCGAAGTACTCTTTGGCTATATACGACAGCGATATAACGGGGAGTATATCCTTTATCTGGTCCTTGATGATGGCCTCTTTGGCCCGCTCGTTCGTTTCGGTTATCTGGGCTAAAACAGCCTTGGCAACCCCCTCGGCATCAGTGTCCATTTCGGCGCGGATTTGGTCGAAAATAGCTTCCCGTTCGGCTTCCGTTCGGGCCGCTATGTAGCGATCCTTGAAATCGTCCATTTTCGCTTTAATATCCATATTTTTCGGTTTTGATTCCCCGCCCTCTCACGGCGGGGATTTGTTTTACATCATTTTAATTGATTCGACCAATTCGTCGATTTTTGCCTCAATGAACGGGATTATGTTGTCGGCCCCGTTCCGGCCTTTGAGTTCATTGAAAAGCCGCAAATAATAGATCAGCTCCTTTTCCAACTCCTTTTGTTCTTTGCTTGGGTTCATAGTTCATTTGCTTTGTTTGACGATACAAATATAATAATCATTTAATTATTATGCAAATATTTTGCCGAAAAAAAATAGAAAACGCCCCGATTTTTTTCGGGGCGGGAACCGTATGGTGTTCGTCAGCCGGTTTTAGATTGCAGCATCGACACGGATCGGCCGCGTGCCTTTACGGGTCAAAGCCACCCAGGTCTTGCGCATCACGAGGTATTTGAACGCGTCGGACATGTTGGTCGATTCCATCGGCAGCCTCTCCGGCGGGAGTTTTTCGCTTCGTTTATCCTTTGCAATCTGATCCTTGTCGGTTTTCCGTGTCTTGGCGCCTTCGAGCGACGCTTTAAGGGGTCGGCAGTTGTACGTGTCGATCAGAATGGCCGGAAGGTGGGGATTCCGTCCGGATAGGAGTTCCTGCATGTAGACGTACTCGTCAGCCTGGCCGATGTTGCCTTGGTTCCTGGATTTGAGAATCACTTTCCATCCGGTTCTCCTGCCATCGGCATCGCGTTCGATGGCCTCCTTGATTTTGGAGGCCAAATCCTCTTTCTGGCGCCGATAGTTGTTTCCGGCCCGATCGTAGTAGAGGTTTATGGTTTTCTCTTTGTGTTGTGCGAAATAGGCGAGGAAATCATCCGCCAATTCCCGCAGGAACGCCGGCGGGAGTACGTAGAAGGTTTTGAGGCATCGGAGGATGTGTCCGTCGTCCTGTGCCACGACCATCGACTGCATATTCCCGAAATCCATTCCCACGTCGAGGGCGCGCTTGGGATCGAGATAACGGAGGACGCTGCAATCTTCCCGATCCCGCAGGCCGAATGCGTTTTGTACCGACAGGATATTCCCGTCGTCGAAGAAGTGCCGTTCTCCGAGGTTGGCATAGAAGCGCATTCCAGCTTCGAGTCTGGGGCGCATGGAGAGGATCGCGGCGTTCACATCCGCGAGCTGTGTAGACATCGCATCTTCGAGATATTCGAGCGATAGAATGTCTACGTTGACATACGAGGATGCCAGCAGAAATACGGTGCGGGCCTTCGGGTGCTTGCGCAGTTCGTACCAGTCGGCATACCATCTGTTGAGCGTGCGGAGCTTGTTGCGGTATTCTTTCCGGTCTTCGTCCGTGCGGGTCTGCATGAACCGTTCTTTTGCTGCGATATATTCCTGCGTCGCCTCGTTCACCACAAGGGCCGTTTTGTAGAGTGTGAGCACCATCTCCTTGTCCATGTTCTTGAGGTCCTTGAATATCCAGTCGTACTCCCCGACATTGGAAGCGTTCGGCATGTCCGTCGTGAAGGTGCGCCCGCGGTAGAACGGTGATCGCCCGAATTGCACCCGA